AACGGCGCCAGGTATTTAGGCATTGGTTCTAGTAACCAATGGCGTAAAGACGAAATCACGGTCTCATTAAGAGCAGTTCTTGTCCAAACAGGGGAAGTTATGATAAATTGTATGATAAGCAAAACTGTCTTGAGCGCAGGAGTGAGCCGAGACGTGTTCCGTTTTGTAGAAATGGGCACTGAACTCGTTGAAGTAGAGACTGGATACAGTGAAAACGAAGCAATGGGCTATGCAACCAGGGCTGCTATCGAGGAAGCCGTTTATACTTTGATTATGAAAGGTATGGAACAACAAATGTGGGACTATAACTATGAACAAACTAATTAGATTAGCTTTAATCTTGTTTGCCCCCTTCGCTTTTGCAGGGGACAATGATATTTATATAACCCAATCAGGAACCGGGCTGACAATGAACATAGATCAGATTGGTGACACCAATAAGGTCGGTACATCGCAAACCAGAGCAACCTTTACAGGCACATCAATGACCGTGGACATCGATCAAATAGGTGATACAAATACACTAGCGGCAACAGTGGCTCAAGGTAATAGCACCTCATTCACAGCAACACACACTGGAGACAGCAACACCACCACCCTAGCTTTAGGGGCTACAGGCGATGTTGCCAATACAGACTTTGATTATGCGGCAACAGGAGATTCTAATGTGCTAACTGTTACACAGGGAGCAGCAGCCACCGCCACAGCAGGGAACCAAGACATAATAGTAGCGGGTACTTCCAACAATATTAACGCAACTTGTGAAGTAGTAGGCTGTATAAACAATTGGAATGTAGATGGAGATTCAAACGATATTGATACCACACAAACCGGTAATGCAGATCATTCTATAACCGCAGTAATTACAGGAAGTACCAATAATATAGACATAGATCAGACCAATAGCACGGGTTCGGTATCTGATGTGGTGGTTATAACATCGACTACGAGCAGTGGGACTATAGACATAGACCAATGCACAAGTGGCTGTTAATTGCTTTAATTTTTTCATTAAACTCTTATGCAGAGATAGGTGAAATATCGGAATTAAGAGGAAATGGAGAGGTTCTACGAAAAGATCAATCAGATAAACTGCTTGCCGAGACTGCTCTTGGTATTTTTAGCTATGATGATGTGCGCACTGGTAATGGCCGTATTGGCATTACATTTCTTGATTCTACTGTCATTCGTCTCACTGAGCATAGCAAGATTATTATTGATGAGTATATCTATGATCCTGACCCAAGCAAGAGCAAGATGGCGCTCAAGATGGCAAGCGGAACAGCCAGATTTATTACTGGTGCGCTTGGAAAAATAGATAAACAGAACATTAAGATAAGAACCCCCAGTGCCACAGTAGCGGTTAGAGGAACAGACTTTACAACCACCGTCGATGAACTAGGCAGAAGCCTGGTTATATTGCTGCCTAGCCCTGACGGCAGTAGCTCTGGCGAAATTACAGTAGAAACAATGGCAGGCATTGAAGTATTGAATCAACCCTTTCAAGCCACCATGGTCAGTATGTCCGAAAGCCCGCCTACAAAACCAGTTACCCTATCGAACATGACGTTGGGTTTCATAGACAATCTTTTAATAGTCACCCCACCCGATGAGGTACAGCAAGCGGTAGAGGAACAATCACAAAGCTCAACCAATGTATTGGATGCTGATTTCTTAGAGGAAAATGACCTGGATGATGACAGTGATTTATCTAAAGACGAGCTACAAGAAGAAATAACAAGACTAGATATAGACTTGTTAGCGGTTGATTTTCTACAAGACCTACTAGAAATGATTGAAACAGTGGCCGCAGGAGGCAAGGATGACGGAGCCGCAGGAGAGCTAGACGGGGTAAAACTAGAAGGTATTATTCCTGGGTTTGATCCTAATGCTCAAGTCTATACTTTTGTAGAGGGAGAAATCTTTACCTTGTTCAGACAGGTAGAGAACACAATAGATTTGGAGCTGGATAAGGCCGGTGGCTATAACATCCAAATCTTATCGGCTGGTAGGCTTATAAATGTTACAGTGAACGGAGGAGGCGAGAATGAGATCGTTATTAATCAGTCTGATTAGTTTATCTGCCCTCTGCGCCTATGCGGGAGACAATTCTACCGAGGTTAGAATAAAAGGAGGCTCAACGGTTATCTATATTGATCAAATAGGTTCGGGCAATACCGCTAGAGTATGGTGCGGAATATCTGAAGGCACTTACACTACCCATAATTGCAGCAATGCAACTATAGACATAGATCAAGACGGCACCGGGAATACTGCTAGAGCCTATAGTCAGGTGGCTAACCACACCGGTAATGCGTATAAAATAGATCAAGACGGCAACGATAACTTCGGATACATTGATGCTGATGATGATTCAAACGACATGGATGTAATACAAAACGGCAACGATAACGATGCCGAAATCTACATGCAGGGTGACGACAATGTGTATAAGATCACCCAAACGGGCGATGATAAAGAAGGCGAGATAAGGGCTTTTGGTGATGATTCAGAATTTACCATAACTCAATCAGGGACAGGGGAACATTACGCTAAAATATATGCCAGCACTTCTGCTGATAATAATGACGCAGAGATTACACAATCAGGGAGTGGTGATCATTACATGAGGCTTAATTTTTATACAGACGATTACAATGTAAATGCAACACAATCAGGAACAACCAATAAAAGCATTACAGCTACTTATAATTGCAGTACCAACTGTAATAAGACCATCACCATAAATCAAAGTGACTAGGTTTTTCCAACTGTTGGTTATTGTTGTTCTGTTGGGTGTGCCTTTGGTGCAACAATGGATACCCCTTGAAATACTAAAACTCAAGACCTTTGATGCGTTCGTTACGGAGCAACAATCTTCTGGGTATTTTTCTATATTAAACATTACTGAAGAAGATGTTGAAGTAGAAGGCGGTTATCCGTTTCCCAGAAAACGATTAGCTGAAATACAAGATGACCTTGTAGCACAAGGCGCATTAGGGGTCGGTTGGGTCATTAGCTTTCCGCAGAAGGATCGCCTTGGTGGCGATCTGGAGTTTGCTAAGAGTCTTGCGTCTGCGCCTAGTGTGGTTGCAACTTTTGAAAACGATAACGGCACTTACCCCATGACCACGGGCACCGTTATTTTGGGTCAGGATCACGGCGGCTTTAAAGCCAAAGGCGTGGTACAAAACATTCCGTTGCTGCGAGAAGCGGCCTATGAAGGGATTGCGGTTGCACCAACCGAGGTTGACCAACTGGTAAGGCGTATGCCATTATTACTAAGAACCCCTGACGGATGGGTTTCTGCCTACGGCACAGAGGTTCTAAAAGTTTTAACTGGTGCGGACACCTACCTAATAAAAACTTCAGAAGCAGGTATACAAGAGATTAGAGTTAAGGGCCTGCCGCCAGTTAAGACCGATACCTTGGGCAGAAAATGGATCAGTTGGGTCAACACCCCTGAATTTTCTCTAACAGAGATTAAAAGCACAGAGCTCATTAAAAATCGTTTTGTGTTTGTCGGTGTTACAGCAAAGGGTGTTATGAATCAAATAGCAACACCTGCGGGTCTTTTAGAACCACACAAAATACAAACAGCGTTGTCTGAAAGCATTTTAATAGAAGACAGTCCGTTAATTCCTGATTATGCGTTGCTCGTTGAGTTGGGAATATATTTAACCACAACGGTTCTGGTTTGGGTGCTATTAAACTTTTTTGGTGTCACCTGGGGATTGGTCTTCTTTTTAATACTAAATGGCGCTGTTGCTTATTCAGGGTATTATTTAATTCAGTCCAATTTATTAATTGATGTTACCTGGTCATTAATATCCGGATTTATTACAGGCTCTGTAGCGTTTTATTTGAATTTTAGAGAGCAGTACAGGCTCAGACAAGAGATTAAAAAGCAGTTTGAACACTACCTTGATCCCAGACAAGTAAAAAAACTACAGGACAACCCAGAACTGCTTAAATTAGGCGGCGAAAAAAGATACGCAACCTACTTGTTCACCGATGTTAGAGGGTTTACCTCTATGTCTGAGTCGTTGCCACCCGAAGATGTGACCTATATTATGAACCGGGCGTTGACGGCACAACAACTATCGGTGCAGAAATACGAAGGCATGGTTGATAAATACATAGGGGATGCAATGATGGCGATATTCAACGCACCTTTGGATCAACCGGCCCATGAAAACCTGGCAATTAATTGTGCCTTGGATATTATGAAAAATATGAAAGAGCTAAATAAAGAGCTTAAAGGTAAAGACTTGCCTCCGGTTGCTATCGGTATCGGTATTAATTCAGGTGAGGCGGTAATTGGCAATATGGGCAGCGATAGTCGGTTTGACTATACGGCGATTGGCGATGCGGTAAATACGGCAGCACGACTTGAATCGGCGACCAAAGAGGTGGGTGTTGATTTGCTCATAGGCAAAAATACTGCTCAATTCACAAAATTTAAGTTAAACTTAATAACAACAATTAAAGTTAAAGGCAAGGCTGATGCCTTGGATGTGTATACGGTATAGGTGAATTATGAGTGATGACCATTATCCTAGCGGAAGATTTGGCGGCGACATGGATCGCAATGAAGTCGAAATGGACCTTAACAAGTTCATGGCAATGATCGAAGAGATCGGTGGCCTTAAAGACAAGATCAGGGAGTTGGAGGACGTTAATAACAATAACCCTTATCAAAAGATTATCTTTGTGGCTCAAGCTGTTGATAGCTGGAGAATCTTTCCTAGAGCCTTTTTGTCTATTTATATGTACTTGCTGTACTACACAACTTTCTGGTTTATGGATTTACCAGAACCCAGTTTTGAACAATCAGGTTTAATCTCCATTGTTGTCGGCGCAGGTGCTGCCTGGTTCGGACTCTACGCAGGAACATCAGGGAGTTCAAAGAGCTTTAAAGGTGAAAAAGAATAAACGGAGAATAATATGGCTATTGGTTTAAGTAAGTGGTTTAAAGAAACGTTTCTAGGTGTCGAAGAAAAGGTAGTGAGAAATCGTACCAAGAAGGGAAGATATGTAGCGGACGATAAGTCAACACCAAACATTAATGAAGCATATAAAACCATTAATATTAAGAAAAAGAAAACTCTTAACATTAAGAAAAAGAAATGAAGTTGGCTATAGCCCTGGGTG